TTACATTTTTTGGCCGAGTACTCCACGGTGCTAAACCCGTTCCTACACACTCGATACTAACCTTTTGTAATACATTAATATATAATGTCAATATGATATAGGTATACGTATAATGGATTATTAGATATAATACAAATTTATATAATTCCATAAATTCTTCATGTTTTTTTATATAAAGATATTCATATGAGTGACATCGTAGAAAATAAGATTCATATTTTTGTCGGTCTTCTGTATCGTTCCACGCGACCGCACCCAATTCACCAGTTTTCGACTTTGTTTTAATCTCTTTATAATTTTTTGTTGTATCAGTGTATTTATTAACATTTTTAAGAAGAGCTTTATAATCTGGGGCATTTTCATTGATTTCTATCTTAAATTGTTTTTTTATTGTTGTCCTATAATCGTTTAATACATTATTCCAGGCTGTAATATTAGTTTGATAATCATTATTGACGCGTTCCACTGTAATTTCTGTCGAACTGTCATTACTGGATGTAGCTACTCCTCCAGATGCGGTTTTTTTTTTCGTTATCGGTCGTTTTGACATTCATTAAACTATCAAAATTTTTAAATGCTGGGTGATACCGACGGGTATTAAATCTAACAATATTGGTGTTGGATCGTCCTGTAAGAATCTGTCTAATACCACCACCACCAACCTTCGGCACATTTTTATACGCTATTTTAAAGGGATCACTTACGAATTTTACCTTGTCTAACACTTCGTCCTGTTTTTTTTGCATCGTTTCTGGATCAAGGAACTGTGGTAGTCTAATTTGTATATGCTTACCGGGTTTATAGCCTGGGTCTTGTGGATTATCCGATCCGTTATCACACGTCTGATCATTAATCTTAATCGTACGTAATTTAGCATAATATTCCATATTTTTGTTCATATTTGTATATAAATCTTTACAAATTTTACTAAGAATATATAGTTCGACATGTTTTTTTATATAGGCTTTTTCAATATTTTTACAATGTTCAATACGCTGGTTCACGCGTACAACATCGTTTTCATTACTTAGATCATAGTTCTGGTTGGATGGTTTATCTTTAAAAAACTTGGTAATTTGTTCCTCGGGAACAGCCCTACCTAATTTTTTAATACCATCAACTTGTGTTTTTATTTCGTCCAATTTATTATTAACATCGGTATCTTTAACTTGATTACCAGCTGATCCATCGGTTTTTGTAAATTGATATGTTCGCATTTTGTTCTCTTGAGTTTCAAGATTCTTAATCATTGTCACAATACTATTAGCGCCATTAGTCTTGTTATATGTATATGTATATGAAACCTGACCATTGGTTTCGGTGGTTGTTATATTATTCCTCCATATACTACTCGTATTTAATGTGTTTTTTAGTTCAGTTAATTTACTTCCAGTTTCTAATTTACCTGCTTGTTTGACTGTCGAAAATCTGGTTGTCGTCATAATAAGATTATTATTATTATACTATTACATAATAAAATTATTAATTATATTTATTAATTATTTTTTATTGGTTTTATCATCCACATATTTATATAATTCTTCAACTTGGTTTTCACTTATTTTTTCATTTATATTAGTAACAAATCCCATCATTGTATTTTGATCCTGAACCATTTGTTCTAATTCACTATCACTAATTAATGTATTCGAATTATCCATTAATAAAGCTATTTTCTGTTTATATAACATAAATTTAACGAGTAATTCCTTATAGGAATTAAACATTTCATTAATACGTTTAGAACTTGTCGCATTATCATGAACGGATTGTAATTCTTTTTTTACATTACCCATACTTAATTTTAAATTATGGTAGGCTTCTATGCGGAAGTCAACATAATTATCTTTAATGGATTTATAGCATACTTCAATACGCATTTTATATTCTAAACATTCTCTATAGAGTGTTTCGATTTCAGTCATTATTATTATTATTATTATTATTATTATAATGCGTTGAAAATAAATATATATTTTCTACTATTTTTTTTAAAACATGGAAGATGGAAATTTAGCAGTATTGGTTGATGCGAAAACGGAATATACGAAACAATTAGTAAATATACTAAAACAGCATATATATTTCATGGTCCATAATTTATTTAATGAAGCCAAATTGGAATGTACGGAGGCAAATACTCCAACTAAAGTCTTATATGTATTTCAACAAAAATTAAGTGAAATACCCAAATGGAATCATGATATTATTACAACCGAATGTGAAACTATTATTACGAATTCGAAATGCGATTGGCTTGACGAATTAATAACAGCGGTTTTTGTTAGTCATACACGCATATTAACATCGATTAATTTCAATAAAAGTAAAGGTAAAGTAAATTTAAATATACCTAAAACCCAAAATTTCATTCATAAATGTTTTATTGATGTCGCCCGCTATTTCTGGAAAAATTCTTACTTATTTGATGACGGTGTTAATAAATATGAATTTCAAAAAAATAGACGGGATGCCGAAACCATGATAGAAACATCCATTAATGAAACTATTCGTAAAGAATTACCGGTTAAAAATATTTTAAAAAAATATTTAGGTAAAGAATTCCATGAATCGGATGAAGATGATGAAGTGGATGATGACTTTAATGATGAACCGATTTCAAAAAAACAAAAGAAAAATTTAAAAAAAATGGTAATGAAAGAACTTGAACATTGTTCAAACGAACAATTAAATAAAATGAAATTAATATTAGATAATGAAGAAAATATCGGAACCTTACCATTAACAAATGAACCCGTCACTGATATAGTGTCTGCCTCTATACCATTAGCATTGCCTATGGCGGAGCCTACTCCTGTAGCAATGACCCCCACCGAACCCGTAGTGGTATCTGTTGTGGAACCTGTAGTGGCGGAGCCAGTAGCAATGATCCCCACCGAACCCGTAGTGATATCTGTGGCTGAACCCGTAGTGGTGGAACCAGTAGCAATGATCCCCACCGAACCGGCAGTGGAACCATTAGCAATGACCCCTACCGAACCGACAGTTGAACCTGTAGTGGCGGAACCTGTAGTGGTGGAGCCTATGACGGTGACAATGACAGAACCTGTTCCCATCGCGGAACCCGTCGCGGAACCCGTTCCAGAACCTGTATCATCCGCATTGAATTTTGAATTATCCCCGATGGTTGATTTATCCGATACGGCATTTAATACCGAACCGATTAATAAAGTTGATAAAAATAAAATTACTGTAAAAAAAATCGAATCAGACATAGAACCCACTAATATTACTCTCGATATACAAGAATTAAATTTAGATCAATTAGATGATTTATCAAAAGTTGAACAAGTGTATGTTAACGATCAACAACCAGAACCGGAACCGGAACCAGAAAATAATGTATTAGTTAATGATGCTGATGATACACAAACCAAAAATAATATATTGAAAAAATATGTTAAAAATAGAAACTATTCTTTTTTTGATTAAGTTAAATTCTATATTTTTTTTTCTTAAATATTTATATTGCTATGAATAATTTAAATTTAAATTTAAATTTAAATAATAATTATGTATTATCTGGTGTTGTAGCTCTTTCTGCGACTATAGGATTATATATCGTAAATCGTAAAGCGGATGATAAAGTCCAGTATATGTCATATCTAAAACATTTCGGTATGGTATATTTATTAATTATGGCTCTTCTATTTTTTAAACCCAATAATGCGTTATTAGCAGTCCCATTATTAAACCATCGATCCCCTATGTCTGGCGGTAATTATCAATCCGAAATACTTACGTCAGAACCCAATTTCTGAATCCCGAAATCCTTATTTCCGAATCCCGAAATCCTTATTTCCGAATCCCGAAATCATTATTTCGTGGATTGATATACAACTAAAAAATTATATATAATTATATATAATTATATTAATGAATAGACAACAATTAAATTATACGTTCTGTATGATTATTATACTACTATCACTATTAATATTAACTAAATACATAAACTTAAATATTAATTCAAAAATAATTGATGTTTTAGTTTTATTGGCTATTGCGATAATATCACGCCAGAATTTAAAAGGTGGTATATTATCAATACTGGCATATTTATTAATTAAATTAACATTTACACCAGATATGGAGACATTTGTTAATTTGGATGATGATGATGATAAAGACGATACTAAGGAAGATGCCGATGATAAGGAAGATGCCGATACTAAGGAAGATGCCGATGATAAGGAAGATGCCGATGATAAGGAAGGTGGCGATGATAAGGAAGATGGCGATGATAAGGAAGATGGCGATGATAAGGAAGATGGCGATGATAAGGAAGATGGCGATGATAAGGAAGACAAATCCGATGATAAGGAAGATGCCGATGATAAGGAAGACAAATCCGATGATACTAAACCCATTAAAAAAAAGGGAACCGAACATGAGCATGAACACAAGCATACAAAAAAAAATATTAAAGAAATTTATGAAACTGATTGTATGCGTGGTTGCAAGGACCACTATGATCAGAAAGAATGTACTAAAATATGTGGGAGAATATGTCCAAATCCAGTTAAATATGAAAAAGATTTGAAGGAATTAAATAGATTACGAAATATAATAGAACAACTGAATGAAGATGAATGAAGATGAATGAAGATGAATGAAGATGAATGAAGATGAATTATTTTGTGGTTATTTGATATATATATGTATTTTTGGGTATTGTGTTCTTATTAATTTTAAATTGATTAAATATTTTTTTCTTTAGTTGTTTAATAGGAATAGCATTTTTTACATCTTTAGCGATATTTCGATACATATCAAAATCATCTTCGTCATTATATAGAAAATAACCATGTTTATCGGTTATCCATGTTTTTAATAACCCGTATAATTTATTATCGGGTGTAAAATGTTCTATAATGGTCGAACTTAATCGAGCTAAATCAAAACTTGGATTTGGTTTAATTTTACAGTCAGATAAACTATTTCCCTCTGGATAATCATATTGACCATCAGCATCGCCATCTTCATCAAATACATCACTAAAATAAATAATATTATCGTGTTCGAAAGTGGCTCTACCATAATCAATTATCTTGGTAATTTTTCCATAGAGTGGTAGTTTATAATAAAGCGAATCTATTTGATAATATAAAAATTCATCTTCGGTATTCTGAAACATAATATTAGCCGAATGTAAATCGTTATGGACGAATTTAAACGTTTTTTGTGCAACGGCCAACCCAAAACAAATTTGGAATAATATAGATTTCCATTCACATGTCGTTATATCATATTCATCATCCTCAATAAGTTCATCTAAAGTCATATTTAATTTTTCCATACAGATAGCTTGAACCGGAAATTTTTTTAATTTACAATATTTATAGGTATTATTATTATTATCAATGATATCATCAAACATGTAATTTTCGTCAATATTAACAATTTCTTTTAATTCAAACAAATTATTTCCATCTATCCGTGTATCCAATATAGGTGATAATTCCATATCAAGATTCAATTCTTCTAATCCTAAAATTGATTCGTCCAACGGTATATCATTTAAATCGACATCATCCTCTATAGAAGATAATTCGGATTCATCCATATCATGTTCGACCAATTCAAATAATATATTCTTATTGCGCTGAAAATTATTATGAAATTTTATCTGGGAATAATCGTCGGTAATATCATGTTTATATGTATCGGCTATACCAGAAAATGAACCATAAAATACGGGAAATGTGGGGGCTTTTCCGGATTCTGTCATTTTACTACCTAAAAATGTAAAAAATGCGTCTATGTATGCCGCGTTTTGGAAATTATTTATTTTTTCGGTTAATCGAGATTGGTGATAATTGGGTAATAGAATATCATGATTGGTATTATATTCATTTAATACATATTGAATAACATCTATTAATGGTGAAAATTTAATAAATATATCACGTTCTATTTCTTTATTCGAATATTGATTTAATACACCAGCTTTTATAAAATATTTAATGTAACCATCCTTTTTAATTTCATCATCACTATCGGTAACCGGTGGTTCTAATATTTTTTTAATAATATATTTATTTTTCATAATATAGTTATGGTCTGGTTTATTTGTAATATCTAAATAATTACAATATATTGGAGAATAACATTGTAATGATTGAAATCCTAAATAATGACTAAAATCTTTCTGGATATTCTGTATATAATTTTCCGTTAAGTTAGAAAACTTTAATTTATCCATGGTAAATTACCACATTTTATTCTTTAAATATATACTATACGCGTCAATTAATACAAAATAAATTATATAATTACAATAATGAATTTAGAATTAAAAAAGTTTGACATACGGTCTATAAAACCTGATAAAGTATGTGTTTTTATTGGGAAACGTGATACGGGAAAAAGTTTCTTGGTAAAAGACCTACTGTATCATCTCCGACACATACCACTCGGCACGGTGATATCGGGAACCGAAGGTGCCAATAAATTTTATGGTCATATGATTCCCAGTTTATTCATACATGACGAATATACGCCGGGTATAGTCGCTAACGCTTTGAAACGACAAAAAAAAGTAGTAAAACAGATGAAACAAGAAGAAGAAACACATGGGAAGTCTAAAATTAATCCCAATGCATTTTTAATATTAGACGATTGTCTCTATGATAATTCATGGGTTCGTGATACAAATATTCGCTCACTTTTTATGAATGGCCGACATTACTATATCATGTTTATTATTACAATGCAATATGCTCTTGGTATACCACCCAATTTACGAACAAATATCGACTATGTTTTTATATTAAGAGAAAATTATATATCAAACCGAAAACGTCTATATGACAATTATGCCGGTATGTTCCCTACATTCGATTGTTTTTGTCAAGTTATGGATCAATGTACTGAGGATTTTAATTGTTTAGTTATCTATAATAATGCTAAAAGTAATAAGCTCGAAGACCAAGTATTTTGGTACAAGGCAGCACCTCATGAAAAATTTACAATAGGAGCACCCGAATTTTGGAAATATAATAATAATCAAAATAATGATTCGGACGATGATGAAAAATTTGACCCAATGTGTCATCGTAAAAAAGGTCCGCCAATTAATGTAAAAAAGGCTGGTTATTAATTAATAATACCTAACATGTATATTATACAAGGTTAGTATTTTCCAAGCCCGTATTATGATACATAAACGGGTTGGTTTTCTTAAACATATCTTGAAAACTGGTTTCGAGATTGACAGGGTGTATCTGATCTTCGAGTAATGATCGTGGGATAAACCGGTATTCTATTATTTTCTGTTTTTGTTTCGTATTTATTTTTAATTCCATGTATCCCACAACCAAAAATACAATACTTAATGTAAAAACAATTAATGTTAATGGTTTCATGTGATAATATATAATATATAATTATATATTTTATACCATTCGCACGACATAGAGCATATTAATCATTCTGTTCGAGTTCTTTCCATAAATTAGTTGAGGTACGTATATTATCGAAATATTTATTAACATTAAATGTATATTGTTCCTCCAATAATTGTTTTGGAACCTCTTTATATTTGATAATAACATCCTTTTCAGTTATTTTTAATTTTTCATTCATAGTAAAATATACCGAATAAAAAATAAGGAAACATAAAATAAATAAAGCAATACTTCGCATATAACTATTATAACATAATAGATAAAAATAGATATATATAATAAAAATAAAAATAGATGGTTTATTCGGGTGTAGCGGGTGTGGCAGTCAATGCTTCATCGGGTGTAGCGGGTGTGGCGGATGTTGCCGTCAATGCTTCATCGGGTGTAGCGGATGTGGCCGTCAATGCTTCTTTAGAACGTTGCATCCATGGATCTTCCATATCCAATTTATCCTCGATTGTCGCCATACTTTGTTTATTTAATGCTTCTTGTTTTTCCAATTCATCTTCCGCAATTTTCTTTTTAATAGTATCAGTTTTACGGTCTTGTTTTTCTTGTTCATATAACATATCCTTATGGACTTGATTCTTTTTATATTCTTGTATAAGAGAATTGAGTTCATCTTCCAAATATTCTTCATTCTGAATTTTATCGGCTTCTGGATCCCATGGTAACCATGCTCCAACAGTCCCGACATACACATGGAATGATCGGTCACGACGTTGTAATGCTTTCGCGCGGATTTCCGCTTCTTTATATGTTTCGTATACTCCACGCACCTTTAGACCACGAACCGATGTTTTAAAGTCGGTTTCCGTGTCATACATACCATTAATTTCTTCACCATGTTTATATATGAAATCGTCATAATTACCTTTAAATTGATTATATGTATAATTGAACTCCAATTTAGTTCTTTCTCTTAAATCTTTATCTAATTTTTTAAGACCAGCTTCTGTTTCATTACCATTATTTTTATCTAATGCTCTATCCATTAGTTCCGAATATTCTTTGAATTTGTTAGTCATAAATTTATGAAAACAAAACATTTCCTTTTGTTTAATCATTTTTTCTGGAGAAATAAACGACAAGCACACATAACTTTGACCAAGAATAGGGGAGTCGTTATCAATATATTCTTCAGTCATTATTATATGAAATATAAATATAGTGTCTTTAAATAGATAAATAAATAAAAATAAAATATTATTATAGTAATGATTAATCCCCGTGAATTTTTGAGAAGACTTATTAAATTTATAATAATGTTCCTAATACTCGTCTTGGCATTATATAATACAAAAAAATTAACTATAGACGATATAATTATTATATCTTCGATTGTAACTATTACATATTGTCTAATTGACACGATGTCACCATCTATAAATGTTACAAAAATGGCATAAACATGGCATAAACATTATATACTCGGTATAAATTGCCAATTTAAATAATTACATATTTGTTTCCATATTTGATCTTGGTGATGTAATTTTTCGCGACTTTTCAATAACATAAAACAGGGTATAAATTCATCCAGTTCCAATAATTCAACGAATTTGTGTAATACATAAGAATATGATAAAAAATTCTTACGGTCCTTGGGGCAAAATTTATGAAATGGTAATTGTATTTCTTTAAACATGCGACGTAGTTTTTCTTCTGTTTGCCGTGTCATAATAGGTGGCGTTACACCATTTAGTTTATTAATAATATGTGGAACATGTTCATAATATTTGTTTTTTTTTAATTTCTTTAATATTAGTCGTATTTTTTCGGGCGATAAACAAGACATGTCTGTAATCCGTTCCTTTTTAAGTTCAACCAATATTTCATCATATACTTCTTGGGGTATATCAGTGGTTTCCTTTGCCTGAAATTGCGCTAACCATTCATTAAAATGATTTATTCGTTTATATGAAAAATATGTAACTTCTCTGGGTGGATCTTTATAAGAAGGTTTATCGGAATCGATCAATATACTATTCTCATCACCACATTTATGACAAATTGTTTTACCTTCGGCCAAATACAATGTTCGTTCGATATGGCAATTATGACATAAATCAATATTTGGCGTGCTCATTGTTTTTACATAATTACTATCAGTATTAAACAAATATTCACTACAAATATGTTCCTTACTTGTTATATCTACAATACCATTATTCGCATTTTTATGGATGTCCTTATTGAAATATTCCATAACGGTTTTTTTCGTATTATCTATTTTTTTTATATTATTTTTTGTAGTCGTCTTGCCATCAGCCACATTATCAATATTTTTATAATAATCGAAAAGTAAATTGCCATTATCTAATAAATATTTTATATCCTCGTTTTTAGTCATATTAATATTGTTTTCAAGTGAGGTCACTTTATCAGACATGTATAATTTATGTTCTATTTCATCATCGGTTAATTTGGTATTATTGCCAGTCTCTATTTGTTTTTTATAATTAATAATATCATTTAAACTCTCTTCGTTTATAATCTTTTGTTCCGAAAACTTATCCAAGATTTCTTTATGTTTCGCTTCCAATGTAATTCGCGTATTTAAATTATTCTTTTTTTTTATTTTTGTCTTAAATGACATATTGTTTATACAGAGTTATAGCTAAAGTTGGAGTTATTGTTATATCTAAAGTTATATTTAGAGTTATAGCTATAGTTATATTTATATTTATAATTATAATATAATTATAAATATACTAATAGTAATATTAACAATAATATAGTATTCTTTAAGTATAACTTAAAGATTTATTATATTCAATAATAATAATGGCAGGTGGACTACTACAATTGGTCGCATATGGAGCACAAGATTTATATTTAACCGGAAATCCACAAATCACCTTTTTTAAAATTGTTTATAGAAGACATACCAATTTTGCTATAGAATCGCGTAAACTAACATTTAATGGCACACCAAATTTCAGTTCAACCAGTGTATGTCCTATATTAAAAGGACCCGACCTTTTACATAAATTATATCTCGAAGTTAAAATTAATTCAGGTAAAGTTACTTGTACCGAAGGTGATTATAAGGCCTTTAGATGGCTTAATTGGTTGGGACATATTTTACTGAAAAAAGTTAGTTTCAATATTGGTGGAACAGAAATTGACAAACATAACGGTGAATGGTATCATATTGCCAATGAACTCAGTCAAAAGGGAGAAAAAGCAGAAGCCTATGCGGAAATGGTAGGTAATACACCCTATCTCACACAAATACAAACGACAAATGAAGTCGATACAACCGGACATTCATTCTTTACATCAGATAATGAAGCATTCGATTTATATATACCACTACAATTTTGGTTCTGTAAAAATCCCGGTCTCGCACTACCCATTGTCGCACTATCACATGCTGATATGAATTTGGAAATTGAATTTGAAGATTTAGAAAATTGTATGTGGGGAACACATGAAAACGCTACAAAATATAGAAATGAAGTCGGTAATAGTATATTTAGCGCACTGCCATCATTTACCACTACATATGTTTGGGCAGACTACATATATCTTGATGTCGATGAACGCAAACGTTTCGCACAAAGTGCCCACGAATACTTGATAGAAACTATCCAGATCGGTTCCGATAAAACATCTATCTCATCTTCCAGTATAAATTATACTCTCAACTTTACACATCCAGTTAAAGAGTTAGTATGGGTCATTTATCCACAAAAATATAGAGATAAAGCATATGCTCAACCTAGAGGTGGTATGCAACACTTCAATTATACAACACAATGGGATTACACAGGGTTTTCAGGCACCCCCGAACCACACACCGGGGTTGGTATGGTTGGTGGTCGTAAATCACAAAATTTATGGTATGGATTACCAGCGGTTACACTGCCATATATTAAAACGGAAATGGAACCGAATTTCTCGGAAAAAGAAGATGAAGTTATTAGTGGAACAGTAACAAATACATGGGAAGCGGGGTCACAATGGCGCACTCCAGTTAGTTCCAGTGCTTCCGGAACGAATCAGCAATATTTGGGTTATGACCGCGTTAAATTATATCACGTAGATACCACTCAAACCGAAGCTACCGGTTCTACCGACCGGTATGAAAATAAAAATCTTGAACGATTTGTTGGTTCAACATCCTCTATACAAAATAATAGTTATGAAACTACAACGAATAATAGTAATATTACAATACCATCGCCATATCTAGGTAGTTGGGGACCAACAGAAACACAAATAAAATTATTAGATAATGGTCGCAATCCAGTTACTTCCGCTAAATTAGTATTAAACGGAACGGACCGTATTAGTGCACGAACAGGATTCTATTTCAATGTAATCCAACCATACCAACACCATACCTCATGTCCAGCTCCAGGAATTAATGTATATTCGTTCGCCTTTGATCCAGAAGACCATCAACCATCTGGAACCTGTAATTTTTCGCGATTAGACAACGCATCTATCGAAGTTACACTTGATTCATCATTAAATAATACAAGAACATCTGTTATGAAGGTCTACGCGGTTAGTTATAATATTTTGAGAATTATGAGTGGATTGGGTCAACTTGCATATGCGAGTTAGTTAACGCCATATTTTCCTAAATTGATTTACAAATGTAATTATTTTATTTTTATTATTATAAAATTCTAATGGATATTCAGCAATCATTGATTTGGTTGTATCATTCTTAATATCTATTTCAAATTTAAACATATATACAAGCACTTCCATCCAATTTCTTAGAAATACACAATATTCATTTTTATCCAAATAAAACATATTTAATTTATAACTAATAACACAATACGGTAATATTTTGTTATCGGTTTCAAATACTAAAACAACATAACATTTATTAATATCCTTAGTTATCTTTACACTATTATTTATCTGTAATAATTCTATTGCTTCAATATTAACCTTCGCATCAGCACTTATAACTTTCTTAAAATTACCAAAATCCCTTAATTTCTCTTTGAAATATAGTTCCAAATCCGGTATATTATGATTATTTACTTTCTTATATTCTAAATTAGTTTTACTTAAATCAAAGGGATACTTTTCAAGATATTCTGTAGTAAGTTCCGTGTTTAAATTATTATACCCATTGAATAATTCAGAGTAGCACCCTTCCATTTGGCTATTATTTTTTTTTCGTTTAACCACAGTCCATTCACTCATGTTAAATAATTTATTATACTTATTATTATTTATTACTTATTAACTTAAGTATTATTAATTGCTATTGCTATTGCCATTGCTATTGCTATTGCTATTGCTATTGCTATTGCTATTGCTATTGCTATTGCTATTGCTATTGCTATTGCTATTGCTATTGCTATTGCTATTGCTCCGGACCATACTTTACTTTCGGATTTTTACTTTCTATTAAATTGTTTAATTTGGATAACATTATGGTGTTATTATTTATGGAATGTTCGACATTTTACATGGGTATTTGCGATTTGTTAGCATATAATGTATAATGAGATTTGGAATTATAGTTAGAATTATATATATATTTTAAATAAACATTAATTTAGAACGCTCCTTTTAGTTAAGACTGCCACCAGCAAGAAAATCATTTTCGGTATTATATACCGCCGTTTTTAATTTATCCATAACCACATACAATAGGGAGTTTTTCCCATGTCTTTCATATATCGGTATTTCTATTTGATTAAAACATGTATGGGATATAGGTAAACTACCCGCATCATGGCGATTAAATATAATAGTTAACTCGGGTTCATTGGCATGTGGTAGCCGTGGTGATCCCGTCCAAAAATTCATTAACTTATTAATGAAATTGCGGTCTTCATCGTATAATTTCTCAATACTCTTTTTAAATGCTTCATTAATTAATACAACTTGCGATTCGGTTATATCATTAGCCACATCATCGTATGCTACGTTTAGATTATCCTTAGTATATTTATAATAGTCACTATAACTATATATCTTCATTTTGAATAAATTATGTAACCCATTGGCATTAACACATTCATTTTTGGCGGAACATATTTTCTTGTTGGGAATCATTAATTTAAATCCTTTTACAAAATTCTCCGTTTCTTCATGAACATCGGTTTCATACCTATCGCAAATCGTCGTATATACATAACCATATAAGTTAGCTTCAGTAACATCCGTATCTGGGTTGCCAATATAGTCTGGTATATCATAATAACTAATTGGTTCCGTTAAAACCGTATTAACATTTAGTTTATATTCTTGCGGATAGTCCATTTTATAACACGCGAACATATCGACCCAACTTTCGAAATTATTACCCATTAATCGTTCCACCAGATATCGGGAAATATTAATAGTTGGCGTTATTAACTTTCCATGTTTATATTGTAGTTTCTTTTTATCATTTTTAAAAAGACCATTATCACAGGTTAGCATTTTAGCCAATATAGCACCAGCAATTTTATAGTTAGCCACGGCATCTATGTTTTGAGATTTATACATGTTGTAAAAAGTATTATCTTTCGCCTTCTTTATATTTTTGTCTGTGAAATAATTTTCTACTAAATCATGGGATAATAATTCATAAAATGTAGGCCGAATACCACCATAATCTATTCCACTCGGTCCTCGTCTATTATGGAATTCGATTGCCCCAACAGGCACCCCTTTTAAATTATGTATTATGTTATCGTCCGTTCCGATAGTATCCAAGTGTTTACCGCGATCTAAATTTTTAATATTATATAAACGTTCTATATATTGTTTGAGATAGAAATGACCTTTATGTTTAGCAAATAGTTTCTTCACCTTTTCACTATCACCTTCCTCGGGACAACGTATTATTTTTTTTAATCTAAAATCACCACTGTTATCAGATTGAATATGGTCATCTAAAAATTCAAGAAATTGCAATTTCTTCTTTGTTTTAATACCAGTTGTATATACCGTAGCTTTAAAATTATTTTTTGATATTTTAGAAGGGGATGATGACCGACGGGTTCTTGTTTGTGGCGAAGATGATGTGCGTGATCGCGATGACCGACGGGTTCTTGTTTGTGGCGAAGATGATGTGCGTGATCGCGATGACCGACGGGTTCCACCCAGCATTTGTTCTGTAAGACTATATTTGGACAAAATCATACGTGTGATTTGTTTAACAGATTCAATAATATCATCATCGTCACCGGTTTCATACTTAATATAAATATCCCGTATATCATTAACGATTTTTTTATGACTACTATTTAGAAAAACGGTTAATATATCGTTCTTAAACTCGTCTACAAGGTCATCCTGTTCAGTCAAATAGATTAACTCTTTATCATAAAATTCATTTATTAAACTTTCAACCATAATATGCGCGTCTGGACTGGTATTCGAACATAACGTATACAATAATTCTAATATATCATCGCGTTTCAATTTATTTTTAGCATTCATTTCAGCGATGCGGTTATCTACTAATTTATCGAATTTATTAAAATTATTAAACTTTTTTAAATTGAGTTCTTTATAATTATCTTTAATATTTTGGAAATATACTATCGTATGATTATCCTTATGATTATCCATATTATACAATATACCACTATAAGAATTAAAACGCTACAGATAAATTCACACGCTCTACTAACAGAATATCGACAATATTACTAAAACTTATAATCATATCGTGTTTATTACTGGAGGTTATGTCATGACGACCCGATAATTAAATAAAACATTATGTAGTATAAAGTATAATGGACTATCATAACGCTTAAAAACCATGTTACCCATATTTAATGGGTAAAATCCACAGAAATAAAAATAATAATATATTATGACGACACAATGTTCAATATGCCTGGATACCATAGATGAGAATACAACCAATCGCGCATTAAACTGTGGACATATATATCATTTCCAATGTATTAATACATGGATTAAGCATAATAGTATATGCCCATTATGTAAATCATATATACCGGAAAATATCACCGTATTTACGCAAAAAGGCTGGCCGTTTCGTAAAAAAATTAATTTACATATAAGTAATACCTATTTGATTTTAAAAAATAGATTAATAATCAATAAAAATATTAAACAATTACGCTATAAACCCAGACGTATAGATATAATTATAAATTCTGATTTAAAAATTAGAATATATTCCAAAGACGCGTATACTATATTCAATAAAATAAAAATGGTACTTAATAATTTGAAACCGAATTAAGGTTTTGCCAGTTCACACTGACAGGACCTGTAGGAACCCCATCAACTGGTGCGATGGTAGTAACAATTGGTTTATCACATGGGGATGGTAAACTATCATTCATATCCACAATTTTTGGTAAACATGGACGATGATTATCTTTGGATAATTGTCGCGTGTCCGTTCCAAAATAAAAGGGGGTAATAATACCCTCTTGTGGGTCCTTACATAACCATTCCCACCGATTCCATCCTGTTCCTTTTAAATTACAAGCAGGATTCGATAATTTAGTATATTCCATTTTAGGCATTTTACAATCTTTTGGATGATTTTTTTCTTGTTCTGAACATAAATTACCATCTTTATCTTCTTTGGGTAAATATTGTTCTGCTGGATTATTACTTAGTTTACGGGTAATATTCATTAATTCCGAATCGATATCGATCATTGGAACTTTCGAATCAACACTTACGCCATTTCTCTGTAAAATATAACTGGGGTCTGTAACAAAACACTCGTTACATGATAATGGTGTTCCCAATTGATATTCTAATGGTGCTACCGATTCGGATAATACATGTTTATAAGAATTTGTATCATATTTTAAATTATTAAAACTCATTATATACAATATAATTATATATTATATTTTATTTTATTTTATTTTTATTATAGCCTATTATTCATGGTTTTCTTTTGACGACATGTTTTTGTTTTATTTTTATTTTTATTTTTAGATTTATTTTTATTTTTATTTTTATTTTTATTTTTAGATCGGGATTTAGAACAACCACCACCGGTTTGTGCGACATGTTTAGGATCTGTATCGGCCACCTTTGGAACAACTATATTTTTTATAGAATCTAAAAACTTTCTTGGCATACTGGTTAATCCAGATAATATACTAATTTTGCCAGATGGTTTTGTTAATTCTGGACACAATTCTAATAAATAAGCGTCACTTAATCGGGTATTATTATGTATTTCTTCTAAGTTACTATGAGAACATAGATTTTTAATACTGGTTTTGTTTTTATTATTGGAAAAAATAAATCCACCTTGTTGATTTATTTTTGGCATTTATATAAAATAAAATAATAAATAAAAAATGAGAATGACGCAAAAATAAACATTCTATTTATTTACGAGAGACATTATCGCATGAATGAACATCCAATGGTTCTGGTAAAGGAACTGGTTTATATCTAATCATTTGACAGTTTGGTAAATGTACCATATTTGTGTTTATATCTCTTTCATGTGTAGAAGGGTTGCCTTCAATATGGATATTACTTGGGTGACAATTATTTAAATCGTCTGAAACAGCACATTTATTTAAATATTTTTTGGCGGGACATAATGAAGCTTTACGCGTTATACCAAACAAATCGGTTTCTAAATCGACTAAATCTCCAACAATATGACTAACATTCGCTCCACCTACTAAACCCAATTGTGTTCTACACTTCGACTTGTTTTCATAACGGTCAAGACTAAGCATATATTCCAATGGTCCAGCACTTTCGTTTATTCTTTGTTGTGATTCACATGTATCATACATTAAATTATTTGAACTCATTATTATATTATATAATATATAAAAATATAATTATTTTTTATGCATGAATTGTTTTTTCTCTACCAATGCTTGTTTGATTGATTCATCATCATGACACCGTGAAAAATAGTCTATATCTTTAATAATATTGCGGGTTGACATCCCACCCCGAACCCAATCCTGTTTAGAATCTTCGGGAATGATATGTTTATTATTTTGAACTGTTGCCAAAATACTGGGAACTAATGGTGTGAAAAAGTTTTCAATTGATACTCCAGCCATCGACCCACATTGTTTTTTTTGTCGTGTAGTTTCACTCGATATAATACGACTTTCGTCATTAACTTTGTGTGTTCCCCGTCCAATATAAGGCATTGTTCTAAAAGGACGTTCGTGTAATTGTTTTTGGTGTTTGCGTTCATATTTAACTTTACTAAATGTTACTTTACTATCTAAATCAATATTGCGAGTGCTTTTTCCCAAACCATCCTTAAAATTAATTGTTGGCTCACATGTCGCACGTTCAATCAATGTATTACCATTATTTTGATTATGGTCGTTGGAGACATAATTGTAAGAACCTTTACTTTGTTCTATGTCATATTCAATATAATCACTATCATTTTTAACAGATGTTAAATCTGGTGCTGTGAAACAGCGGACATTATTTGTAGGAGGAACTACATTGACATCCTTTTTAAGTTGTAATTTGGATTTAATATATGCGTTACAATTACTCATTATAATATAGATATAATATTATTTATTATTAAAATCCTTAATTCGGGGGTTTATAACACCATTCCAAAAATTGTTTACGGGAATCGGAATCAAATTGATTCGGGACTTTATAGAATTGTCGCAAACTCATTTTATCTTCAAATAATTTTCCACTTTCTACAAATTGATCATTTGCTATATGTTCATTCATTTGTTTCTCTAACACATTAGGTTCGCATGAATTAATTTCCTTTTTATTTAATGAATTAATTGTATTATTGGCGAAAATATTATCGGCAGAGGGTTTTAAACATTGTGTATTTAATGGTTCTGCTTTTTTAATGTCTATATCTTCGTTTTTATCTAAATATTTTTTATATTTTCCATCAATTTCATTTAATAATTCCGCCTTTAAATTAGTATTCTGTTTTTTATGGATTGTATATATAGTATATGTGATAATCAGGGCCCCTATAGCTATAAACACATAATTGATATTGTTAGTAAATAATATCAATAATACGGATAAATAAAGACAAAATCTTACGACGGCATTTAATTTTTCTTCATCTGTCATTTCTACTAATGGAATAAATTCGGATAGATTATCTTTATATAATAATACGGTCATGTCCTCGAACCAAAAACTATCGTTTGTCATATAGTATAATCTTTTATTTTTTATTTATTTATTTTCTCTTTTTTCCAGTTTCTTCCTTAATCGATCTCTTGTAGGATTCGAACTTCCACCACCGGCTCCGCCACCACCCATTGCTGCCGTCATAGCAGATAACATATCCCCACCACCTGCTCCAGCTCCACCAGCTCCACCACCACCCATTGCGGCAGCCATAGCAGATAACATATCCCCACCACCTGCTCCAGCACCACCGGCTCCGCCACCACCCATTGCGGCTGCCATAGAGGCGAACATATCATTTCCTCCTCCACCGCCTCCCCCCTGTAATCCCGACATCATTTTTTTTGCCTCATCCATTAATTTTTCTTGATCGAAATCACCACTTTCAACTTTGGTCTGTATTTTCTGTCCAACCTTTTGGATTAGATTCATAAAATTAAGTGAATTATCACCCGACATTAAATTACTAAACATATCTGTCATATTACTATTTTCATCTATACCTAAATTTAGTTCATCGAGATTTATTTCAGATGTAAGTTCGGAAGCAAGTTTACCAAGTGAACATTCACTTAAAAAATTATCATCTACGGCACCATTTTTATTTTCAGATAAACTTTTAAACATATCCAATAATTCACCATCAACATTGGCATCTTTTTCATTAAATTCACCATCCTTAATTTTCTTGAAATTATTTACCAAATTTAACACTTTATCAGCATCGCCAATAATAGTCTCGCCAAGAATATATAGTGTTTGAATATATTCCCATATAGTGTCCTTATTATTAGCACTCAGTTCCTCCGATTCCCATAAATCCTTAAAATCGACATTTTTTAAAATAAAAATGCTGGTATTAAATAAGTCGTTATTTTTACTGGATATTAACGAACTATGTTCTTTCATTTTTTTCATATAGCGTTTAACATATTTATCTTCATTACATACTTCGACATCCAATAAAGATTTATAGTAATCCGCCAATACTACTTTTAATTCCGGAAAACTATCCATAATGTTCTCAACAAATAATTTCAAATAACTGTTAAAATGCTCTATATTAGTTTTTCCTTCCATTCTAATACAAAGTTATAATAAAAAATAATATAAAACTATCCGCAATATATCCATATCCCTATGAGATAATCGGTATAAGTAATGAAATATATATAACGATAACGATAATGGGTTGTTGTTGTAACTTTAGATTTTGTCGGACAATTTAACCAAAACTTCTATATACTTCCATATTTTATCTTTATTATCTTCGGTTAAATTCTTCCAGTATTTCTTTATTTTATCTATTAGACCAATTAATTCATTATCTTCTTGAATATCACTATATTCATTTTCCAAAAAGAATGTTTCGTCGCGTTTATCGATTTTTTCTCTATATAATTTAGCGTATTCCTTAAAAATAGTGGGAACTTTCTTTGGATTATATTCCTTTAATACTTCAGCCCCACGTTTATATTTTTTAAATTCCTTTTCTTCCGGAAAAACCATCATACAATCATCCATGAATTGGATCAAAACGTTATTAAATGCTTTTGCTACAGACATAATGTGTATAAAGAAAAATATAATTTGTTTTTAACTAATTATAATTATAATTATAATTATAATTATAAGTAAAATTATAAGTAGAATTATAAGTAGAATTATAATTATAATTATAATTATAAATCATTTCATATAAAGATACTGATTATATCTGTTTTGGCATATTATCTGTATTTATATTCATATCTATGGATCGCTCCTTTTCCAATTGTTCTATAGACCGTTTTTTAAGATTAGCTTCATTTGGTGTAGTGATTGTCATATCTTGGTCGATATATGTTAATGTTGTCGCATCAGGATTATCACTATCATCCAAAAACGCAAAATTATCACCCGCTCCACCATTCATATAGGAACCCAATTCATTAAACACCGTATTCTTTTTGGGAGACATACTAACAACCCATTCTATTATTTGTTCGTCTTTGACTATAGCTTTTTTATCCATAAGGTATATTGTTGGAACCGCTGTGATAAATTGTGGCAATTTTATATTGCGATCATCGACACATACCTGGACCATCGCTTCTAATAAATTAGCCTCTTGTAATTTTCCCAATATTTCTTTGCTATATTCGCAATAATTACTAAAAAATATTATATCTTTTCCCATAATAAAAAACAACAATATATTAATATTAAAAAATAGACACAAATAAAATTATATAATTAAAATTGATTATAAAATTTTGATATAAAAATATATAATATCCTATAATTATTATAGTAAGCAACGATGTCACTTAATATAGTAAACCACGATAATGAGACAATTAATTTTGATATGGAAGATGTTGACACCAGCTTTGTTAATGCGCTTCGCCGTTTAGTCTTATCAGACTATGAAACTATTGGTTTCAATACAGATGAATATTTAAATTCCGATCTAAAGATAATAGATAATACGTCCTCGTTACATAATGAATTTATTCTACATAGATTCGGCTTGGTTCCAATTAATATAGAAGATGTGAATACATTCTATAATTCCAAGTATACATTTAGTCTTCGAAAGGAAAATACCACAACCGAGATGATATCGGTAACTACAGAGGATTTTAAAGTAATTAATACCGAAACAAATGAAGAAGAACCATCTATTAACTTTTTCCCACCAAATAAAAACACGGGAGAATATATATTATTATTAAAACTGAAATCGAATCCCAATAATAAAGGTGAAAAAATAAATATTGAAGGTAAAGCCTCCAGATCATCCGGAAACAAAAATGCCCGTTATTCTCCAGTGTCTTGTATCTATTATCGCAATGTCCAAGACCCCGACAAAATAGAGAGTGGCTATAAGAATTATCTTTCATATAATAAAATAGAACCAAGTGATGAAATACGTAAACGGTTTTTATTGGAAGAAGGTGAACGGCATTTCTATACAGATGATAATGGCGAACCAAACCGATTCCATTTCTACATCGAATCAGTTGGAGTAATGAAACCACATCTTATATTAAAGGGAGTATTAACCATCTTAAAACAAAAACTACTTCGTTTTAAAAATAATGTCACCAAAATAATAACAGAAGGCATAACCATGGATGATGTGGAAATTTCGGAATCATTAGATACAATGAAATCCTATTCAATTATTATAAATAATGAAACACATACATTAGGTAATCTATTACAATTCTATATTTCCAAACTACATGACGACAATATCAAATTCGTTGGTTACAAAAACCCACACCCATTGAAAAATCTAATTGAAATTAAATTAGCGCCCAATGAACATACGTTAACGGAATTAAATATAATTATTAGTGAAACCTGCGACCATCTCATTAATATTATTGATAATTTTAAGACTGATGTCGATACACAACTTAATATTAAAACAGATCTCGTAATAAAGAAAAAGAGATCTAAAAAGAAACCATTGGAATGAAATGAAATGAAATGACATATATTCTATTATGTAGATTCCGGAGATTCCGGCGATTGATGATTAAGAGCATATACAATTCTTGCTGGGGGTAGTTCATTCATAAAATTAGATACAAACTGACGTGTGATTTTAAAATAATTATTGCCACCTTTATTTTTTTTATATTCCCCATGTAATTCATAACAAAATGGACGTGTTACATAGTCCATATCTTTAATACTTTTTACCAATTTTTTAACATGGAAATTTTGGTAGTTATTAAATACCATATTGAGTAATTCAGTATATTCTTTATTATACTCTTCAAATGTCTCTGTATATTCTGGGAAAAATCGCAAATATTCCTGGACAAATTGGTTTTTTCGCAAATCAAAATATAGAAATTTCAGGTTTTGACTATTTCCTCTTAGATTTCGGGCATAATTATAATTTGGATTGCGAATTTTGGTTCTCAATAATCCATTTTTTAATACAATACCCTGAAATTGGAAATCCTGACGTTCCGTGAAACTAATAATTTCATCTATCGTAGTCATATCATAGCGTGTAGGAACATTTATTTTCAATGCTTCTCCAATTTCAAAAATATCATGGTCAATAACCTGACCATCTACTATTTTACGGGCCGCAACCAACGTAATAGACGGTTCAGTATAGGAAGTAACAATGCGGTTTTCTGGGTGGCGTAAGACAAATGTATAAGTCATTTGCTTTTCCAACATATCAAAATCGAGTGTATTCGATTCCTCAAATAACTCGGAAAAGTGTTTTTGACTATACCATCGACAATTAGCGCCAATATTACTCCGTGTTGAAATGTGCCATTCATTCCCAAAATAAAATAAATTAATCATGGTGCCATCAATAAATTCCTCTATACTAACATCATTCAATTCAGTTCCCACAATATCCATAAATTTATCACACTCTATAGATTTAATTGGTGGTAGACATACTAAGTTGCCTGTGGCAACCTCACCAACCAAACCACGACATTTTTGAACATCACTATTTTCCATATCGGAAGTATTTTTATTATATTTAACTAAAAATAAACCCAATTCATCATATTTACGAACATGTAGATGTAATTCTTTCAATTGGGTTTTAAGGTCATCGAAATTAGTATAGTTGGTAATAATATTAAGAACCTCCATACTTTTATATTGACTATAACTATTATTCAATATAATTGTTTAAATATATTTTTTTTATACTTATGTAATAAATATTTATATATTTTTATATATCCCTATTTTATAATGTCAAACTATAGAAATTTGTCGCCCAATACAATTGTGACATTACGAAATGATCCATGCGAATATAATATTATGGGGACATTACCCTCTAATGAATATGATGGTATGCAAGTAATACGGAATAAACAGAACCGGTATTTAAGTAACCATCCACGAACCATCCATCCCAACGAAATATTAGTTGTTGTGGATACGAATTCCAATCTCGGACCATATATTAATGGACAAGTGATGCCTCGCACCCAACCTACATTACCTTTCAAACCATATATAATGGATAGTGATGAAGATGAGGATGATACTGATATGTATAGTAACGGGCATGGATTGCCTGTAATGCTTATTGGTGGTGCAAGTGAGCAAAAAGCATCCGACGAAATTGAAATTGTAGACAAACCAGATTCTCCAAATGAAGAATCGGGCGATTCATCCAGTGGCGAAGAAATCGATTCATCCAGTGATGAAGATATAGATCCAGAATCATCCAGTGATGAAGATATAGATCCAGAAGCCGATGACAATGA